ATTAGGTCTATTATATCTAATAGGTGCTTTTAGGTCAATACCACATTTTAATCTCTGATAGTGAGTATTACATAAATCTTTTGCGTAAAAGGCTCTATCGCAATTTTCAACTGAGCACTTCTCCGTTTCGCTTCTCTTCAAGTTCTATCTCCCTGTTTAAATACCAAGCAGCCTTTTTAAGATCCTGTAGCCTATTGCCTTTATAGTCACATCTCAATATATATTTTACCACATTTCCAAGTAGAAATCCCATATGCTGAGTTATCTCAATTGGTTCAATACCAGATACGTGACTCGTATAGTGGCTAGGATGATTTACCATATCAGTCATCTTCTACCCTTTCTTCCCATTTTTAATCCAAACTTATTTAAATAAAGATATATTGTTTGTAGCGTTACTCCACACTCGTCTGCTATTTCTTGTGGTGTTTTTTTATCTTGTACATAGCGTTTATGCATCCAACTTTTATTTTTGTAGAAGTCCTTAGGCATCAAACAACACATTCCATCTATCATTTACAAACCATCCAATGCCTATTGCATCTGCAACATCGTCGTCTGTAACTTTAATATTAAAATTTTTATTAACTGATTGCATTGTTTTATTTTTTCTAGCTTCTCTTTGTTTTCCCTTGTACCAAGAATTTGATTTGCCTGGATTTTTCTTTATTATATCTTGCTTTTCTTCTGCTGTCAACAGTTTTGTTCCAATATGATTCTGCCATTGAACAGGACTTACTGAGATAACTCTTTTTATTCCAGCAACCTGTGCTGATGCTACTATTGCTCCTTGTACGAGTGAGAGTTGTATTGCTGTTTTTGGTGAATTAGAATATATTGCAGATTCAATGACCAAAACATCTGCCTTAATCTTTTTAAAAAATGGAATCGCCTTTTTACATGCGTCCCCTGCTTTATAGAAAGCATCTGTTCCAACAAACCTAATTTTTCCATATCTGATAAGTTTACCATTTTCAAAATAAGAAAAAGCAAGTGAATTTGTTGATGCATCAATGCATAACGTTGATGCTGGTTTTGACAAATCTATAAGCCTTTTATTTCTTTGAGTAGTCAAAGTATCCTTTCAACTCCTTCATAAATGTATTCATTTTTCTTTTATGCTCAATGCAAGAATTACAAATTCCTTCATCATTGTAAATACTTAGCAATGTTCCACATCCACCAGCACACAGTCTTTCTTTTCCTACTCTTTTCTTTATTTTTTCAGCCTTGTTTCTTTCAATAATTTTTTCTTTACTCGCACTCTGACGACACTCAACACTGCAATAAATTTGTTTATCTGATGATGAAGTAAATTCTTCATCACACCACATGCAGTATTTCATTTAGAAAAGCCCCTTTTCATCCTTTCTACGAGCAATCTTAATGTCTCCTTCTGGTGCTGCCTTACAAGCATCTTGTAGTGGACAAGCCTGACACATTTTAATATCATTGCTCTTAAATGGAACCTTGGGTAGCTTTTTGTCTGTCCAAGCGGCGTATACTTCTCTCATCCAATCAAAAAGGTAGTCAACAAAGTCTACATGCGCCTGTGTGATATTGATTGGAATTGGAAGAAGTTCATGGGTATTCTTATTTTCATAAAGAATAATTCCATTCTTCTTCTTATATATCTTCATATAAATTAGAAGCTGAAGTATATGATATGAACTAGAAGTCATAGACTTCTTATGTCTATCAAATGCATCTTGATTACATGTCTTGATTTCTACTATATATTCAGAATCTTTCCAATTGATAAAGCTATCTACATATCCAAAGATGGGTGGATCTTCAAATGTAGTCTTTTTCTCATTCTCAATAAGAATGCCAGAATCTTGCATTGCCTTCTGAATTCTAGCGTGCCTATCTGTTCCACTATCCATATTAGTAATTGACTTTCCAGTTTTATATTCATAGAAAGTATTACCTTCAAACGCTAGATACCAATAACGTGGGCATACACCATGATTCCATACTAGTGATGATGGAGCAAATGTTTTCTTCTGCATATGCTTTGGAACATTGTCTATCCTGTAACCTTCTTCAATTGCTTCTATCAGGCCAGAAAGTGGACCATCATCATTAAATTCTGATTGCCAATTATCATCTTCAAATAGTTGATCATCTTTTATCTCCACCATTTTATTTACTGCTAATTTATTTACTATGCTTTTCATATCAAACCTTAACTAAATATTTTAGTGATGCACAAATTTTATCTAATTCTGCAGCAGCAGTATAATAAAGATTTTTCTTTGCACGATCATTCTTATCGACATTTGTTAGCCATGATGCCTGTAGAGCAAGCTTTGCTGCAATTGCTTGCATTCTTACAAGCTCTACAGATGCAACTGCAATTGGAATATCTGGTTTAAAGATAAGCTTTGCTATAAACTCTAATGCTTTTGTTAGCTCTGCATCTTCCATATACTCAGATACCTTATATAGATCATTTATCTGTTCTAGCGTTGTTTTGTCACTCATTGTTTTCTCTTAACTGTTCAAACTCATTCCACTCAATTATAGCAAGCCTTGTCTTCTTTGTGTCTCCTAAAACAAGCATGATTACAGGTGATCTATTTGGATCTGTCTTCATTGTATCCATACAAATCTTTGCCCACACATCTTGTGTAACAGAAAATGATTTAGAATACTCTTTAACATCTACCACATAGCCAGGAATAGTTCCATCGCCCTTTTGAATTTTGCCACGACCACTATTCTTTTGTGGTCTTGCACCAATTCTTTTTAACTCTCCCTTTTCACTCATTAATATCCTCTATTCTTTCCTATATTTACTTCTGATACCCCTTGACAAGAATTACATTTCCAGGTTATATCTAAAAGTGAAGGATAGAATCTTGCAGTTCCAACATTACCCTGACATTGTTGACATAAAAATGTTCCATGAATAATGTCATATTTTGCAGACTTGGACAAGCTCGTCAACCTTTCCTGGATTTTCTCTAAACCAATCAATAACCTTTTGTCTACCCTGTAATCTTTCTCCAAGGACGGTATACCATGCGCCACCCTTTTCAATATAGCCATGCATTTCTGCAAAGTCTATAAGGTCTGCAACTGAATCAATACCTATTAGATCTCCACGGAAATAAAAGTCATACTCTCCTGTTTGAAATGCTGGAGAAGTCTTGGAAAATTGAATCTCCCACCTCACCTTTCTTCCAATCTTTTCTTCAAGTATTCTATCTCCAGAGTGGATCTTTCCTTTGATTGCTTGATTATCTGACTCAGAGGAAAATAGCTTGATGATTGTAGAGGAATAATACTTTGTTGACATTCCTCCCTGTGGCCCCTGTGTTGTATACATAGCACTAATATTATTTCGTGCTTGAGAAATAACAAGTAAAAGAGTTGGCTTGACTCTATTATTAGCGTAATTAAGCATCTTCCAAGCATTAGAGAAGTCTCGTGATTCTGCACCAATCTGCTTAGTATTTTCTAGTTGCTTAAGATCATCTGAATCTTTTTCGAAATATACTGCTGGTAGTAGGGCAGACATACTATCTATTACAATAATATCTACACCAGCACCCATTAGTGCTGTGCCAACATCAACCATATCATTGATGGTTCTTGCCTCTGAATAAATTAATTGAGAATTGTCTACTCCCAATTTTTCTGCCCACTTATCATCGTATGACATTTCTGCATCAATCCAGGCACATGTGTATCCCTGCTTCTGTGCCATTCCGACTATTTGAAGACACAAAGAAGATTTTGCGCTACTCTTACTACCCCATAAAAGAACTTGCCTCCCAAGAAGAAGCCCTCCATTTAAAGCATTGTTCAATTGATAAGATGGAGTTGCTATCTTATCTGGAGTAACTATTTCTGAAGATACAGTTATTGCCTTTCTTAGCTTTGGATCTAGTTGTGCAAGAACATCTTCTACACTCATGCTAATACACCATGCATCTTTGGACGACTAAGATTCTTTTCTACCTTTGCCTGAAAATGCTTTTGTAGAGACTCCTTAGTATATCCTTCTGTAGCAAGTCCACCGTATAGGTCAAGAAGTCTAACCAAAATGTCTGCTAGTTCTTCTACAACTTGATCGTCACCCTTTTCCTTACGCATTGCTTCAGTTACTTCGCTAACCTCAGTATTAATCATCTGAAGCTGCTTTAGATAAAATATGATGTGGTCTTGCTTATCCATGCGTGATAATGGTTCCCAAAATCCCTTTTGCCTAGCATGTACATTCAATGTGAATGCAGTATCGTCTAAATCATTCAGCAATTTCTGTGCCTCCATATGTTATAGTTCCATCTTTTGTTTTTTCTAATTTTGGTATTACAACCTTACCTGGCTCACACTTCATGTATGCATCAGCAAACTTCTTAGGAAATGCAACGACTGGAATCATATTACGATCATAATCTACCAGAGTCATGTAGGCCATTTTGTCACCAGCTTTTGTAGTTCTTTGAGTAAAAGATAGCACAAAATATTCATTTTGTCCATATGGTATCTTTTTATAATTAAGATATTTAATTAGTGGGTGCGTTTGATTAGCCTTTATTTCATCAATTGGAATTGCACTTGCTATTCTATTTGATGTAACAAGTAATAGATATGTTTTGCCAGTCTCTATCTTGCTATCTTCTTGATCAAATACACCAAAGCTACCAGTCTTATCCATAAAGTCTACTCTTGACCATCCAGAACCTCGCTTTATCTTCTTTGCCATTGCAAGAAGAATATGTGAACTGTTTTCATCAAAGTCTTCGCTATTATCAATAAATGCATAATAGTGAGGTGGCAGTGTAATTCCAAACTCTGGTAAGTTTAAATATTCATACAGGTTTGATTTAACAGTATCCTCATCTCTTGGATGATCTGGAAAGGTAAGTGCTCCAACAGCATCTAGTGCTTCTACAGCACGGCTATTAATTCCACTACCCTTCTTAAAGGCAACATCTCTTACTTCTTGATAAGATGTGAATGGTCTAGCATCAATAATCTTAGATGCAATTCCATCGCTAATCCATTTAATAGCAGAAAGTCCAAACCTAATTCCCTTGCCCTCAATCTTAAAGTCTGCATCTGATTCATTAATATGTGGAAGCTTAAGCTTGATTCCCATTCTCTTTGCTTCAATAAGATATTCTGTTCTTGCATCCTTGTCTTTCTCATTCTTTAAAATTGAAAACATAAACTCAACAGGATAATAGAACTTTAACCAAGCTGTCCAGTATGAGAGCATAGAATATGCAACCGCATGGCTTTTGTTGAATGAGTATCCAGCATGTGCCTCAAAATCATGCCACATGTTCTCTGCCATAAATGGGCTGAGATATACTGAAGCATTTTTTACAAACTGATCTTTGAACTGATCGAATTCCTTGGCATCCTTTTTCTTACCAATAATCTTACGAACCTTGTTCGCTTCTGCCATTGTCATTCCACCAATAGTTGTACATGCTTGCATAACTTGCTCTTGATAAAGAATTGTTCCATATGTATCTTCCAAGAATGGCTTCATAACAGAGTGTGGATATTGAACTATATTCTTTCCATTCTTTCTTGCGATATATTCCTTACCAATGGTATTCATTGCACCAGGGCGCACAAGAGCATTGGAGGCAACGAGTTCATCAAAATTCTTAACTCCCATCTTCACAAGAAGATTGGTATATGGAGTTGCTTCACATTGGAACACACCTTTTGTATGCCCATCAGAAAGCATTTGATAAATGTTCTTGTCTGCAAGATCTATCGATGTTAGATCAATGTTGTACCCACTTCTTGATTTGATGCTTTGCAATGTATCATTAATAACTGTCAAAGTTTTTAGACCAAGGGCATCAATCTTAATCAAACCAATTTCTGCTGCCTCTTCCATATCTACTGCAACAACAGGAATTCGTTCTCCTGTTGATGGACTATTACGAGTCTCCATTGGAGCATACTTGAAGATTGGTTCTTTTGATGTTACAACACCAGCAGCGTGGATGCCAGTTCCTCTAATTCTTCCCCTAAGTTGCTCTCCATACCTTTCTACCTCAGGATACCTTTCCCTGAACCATTTTGTGCTTGGAGAACTACAATATTCGTCCCATGTATCTATAAGCTTGAGAGCTTTATTAACGTCCTTTAGGGGTATATTAAATACTCTTGATACATCTCTGATTACGCCCTTATCTTTAAACTGAAGAAAGGTAGCAATTGATGCAACATTCTTATATTCTTTTTCTAGATATTCCTTTACTTCTTCACGACGACTATCCATAATATCTGTATCAATATCTGGAGCATCATCTCGTGATGGATCAATAAATCGAAAGAACAAAAGACCATACTTAATTGGATCAACTTCTGTAATTCCAAGTGAGTAACAGACAAGAGATCCTGCCGCAGATCCACGACCAGGGCCAACAATAATTCCTTGAGACTTTGCCCATGAAATCATATTACGAACAACCAAGAAGTACGGAGAAAAGTCCTTATCTGAAATAATAGATAACTCTTCTTCTAGCCTATCTAGATAGACTTTATCTTTGTCTAGACCGCGATCTCTTAATCCTTGCATTGATAAGTTATACAGTTCTTGAACAGGATTATTTACCTTTATTGGCAGAAGATTAAGATTGCTTTTAATGTCGTAGTCTTGAACCTTATCTGCAATCTCAAGTGTATTGGTATAGATTGATTCATCATCTATACCCTCCATTTCCATGGCAAACTTCATCTCTTCATATGAAAGAAGATGAATATCAAAAGATCTAAACGACATTGGACGATCTTCTCCATAAAGATAGTCAAGCCTTTGCATTGGATCTTTATACTTTAAAGATTTATCATAGGAAACATCTTTTAAAAGCTTTGCATGTGTATTCAGGGCAAGCATCAGTTCCTGAACAACTTTTTGATCTGGGGTAGAGTGATGACAGTCTGGTGTAACTATACACTTTACATCCATTTCTTGAGCAAGATTATAAAGCTCTGTATTCATTCCCTTGACATTGTGTGGCATTAGCTCAACATAGAAATCATCATTAAATATTTCTTTGAACCATTTAATATGATTCTTTGCTGCTGCGTATTCACCAGTCTCAATTGCCTTATTAATTAGACCAGACATGCAGGCAGAAGAAACTATAAGACCTTCGCTATACTTTTCAAGCACCTCAAAGTCAATGCGTGGTTTCTTATAGAATCCTTCTGTCCAACCAATTTCATTAAGCCTATTCAAGTTCTCAAGACCTTGTGGATTCTTAGCAAGAATAACGATATGATTATAGATAAGATCAAGAGGGGTAGTTCTTTCTGCCTTATCTCTTTGATCAAATCTATCTTGTGTAATATATCCTTCTATACCAAGAATGGGCTTGATACCATTTGCCTTGGCTGCACGATACATTCTACGATGTGCTGATAAAGATCCATGATCTGTAACTGCAATCGCAGGCATACCAAGGCTTGCTGCTCTTTCAACATATTCTTCAGGGGTTGCTACCCCATCCATCAAAGAGCCAATGTCTGTGTGAACGTGAAGAGGAACGTAATTCAATTTATTTTACCAATCCACATTTGTTGAAGTGGATGGGTTATCAAAACCAAAGTAAAACGCTTCCTGCTCAGAGTATGGAACCTGTCTAATCGCAGACTCCAATGGGAACAATTCAAAATCTTCCCACTTAAAATCTTCTGTATCCGCAGCACCTGGAATAAGAGCATAGCTTGTTTCTGTGCCCTTTCCATTACGCTTTACCTTCCAGATCATTGAAGAGATTGGGTTTCCTTCTGCTGCATATTCACGAATGATATCGAATGTTGGAGACTTTGCAACACCCATGCTCCAAATTGCAACATATGGATCTTCCATTCCATCATCAACAATGACATTTGTGTAGAAACGAAGCCGTGGCCTCCAGCCAGCCTTCATGTCCTTACGATGCATCTCACATCCAAAGCAACGTCCCTCTTCATCTGACGTACAAACTGCCTTACGCTTGTAGTCTGTAGGATTAACATGCTCTGATACAACAATGGCAAGGCCACGCTTTTCATCATAGCCCTTTGAGTCTTCGTCTACTTCGTTACCAAATCGAACCTTGACGGCCTGACCGTCTTCAATCTTAAGCCAGCGAACTTTGGGGCTAGCTACAGTATTCTTGGGCTTGTCTAGCATAGCCTCAATGTTCTTAATTCCTTTTACTATTGACATGTAAATTGCCTTCTTCCTAGTTTAATATATATTCTATTTCATTATCAAATGAGTGTATAAATTCTGCTAAAGATTCGTCGTCTAAATCAGACACATCCTTAACATTGTCAGGCAACTGACCAGCGATGACCATGTTGCCCAATGATGACTTGAGTTTATTCTTCATTGTGTTACCCGCATCATCATTATCAGACACAACAATTATACTATTGAAGTATCTCTTTAGCAAGTCTCTTTGAGAAGAGGATGTTGACGCACCTAAGCTTGCCAACGCTCTTGCTCCAACTTGCTCAAGTCTAATTGCATCAAAAGACGATTCTACCAGAAATATCTTATCTGCTGCTTTGTTTCTTTGAATATTAAAAAAGGTTTTATTTTTTGGAAGACCTGGGGTATTTTTAAACTGCTTGCCCTCAACTGATCTTCCTACCATACCCAAACAAATATTATCGGGTGAAAATATTGGGATAGTAATCATATCCTGTTTTTCAGAATATCCAATTAGATACTTCTCAACACTTTCTTTTGTAATTTTTCTACCCTTTAGATACTCTGCTGCTCTTTTAGAATTAAGCGCAGACTTATTAAGTCTAATAACCGTTTCAATATCAAATTCTTTTATCTCGTCATTATTGTCAAGAATTTTAGATACCTCGTCAACAATATCTACCTCTATCTTCTTTGACTCTATAAGCCTAGTGGCCTCAAAGAATGATCTCTTGCTTGAAAACATAACAAGCTCTACAAGATCTTTAGACTCCTGGCATCCAAAGCAATAAAACATTCCAGATTCTTTTGATACTTCTGCAGCAGGAGTTCGATAGTTATTATGAAATGGACAATAAATAATGTAATCTGATTCTATTTCATATTCTATAGTTATTCCGCAGGATTCAAGGACTCTTCTGACTTGCTCTTCTGAGTAGAATTTATTATTAGACGATTGTTGTCTACTCCATCGTACCACTCTGCCCTTTTCCTTCCAACGAATACACCGTATACTGATAGCTTAAACTCGAATGTTTTTCCATTATATATTATGGTAAAGTCTGGGTCAATATCATATCGTGGTAAATATCCCTTAGACTTCATCATAGCTTGCAACATAAATATATATTGTTCTTTCATCCTTGGGATTGTGGATTCGTCATAGATCTCTCCATCAAGGAAGAATCTTTTTATTGATTTATGTGCAATTGTCATGCTTATATTATACTATTTAATTATCTTCATAATCTTTGTAAAGGAATCTTCCACTATCGAAATCTACCTGTACTAAAAATTCTCCTAGGTAACCATTTCTATTTTTACGAAATGCAACTTCCATAATATCTGATGCAGGCTGCCTTCCTAAAGCAAGAACCCAATCTGCGTCATATGATAGCTGCTTTGACCATGCCACTTGACCAAGCTGTGGAACACTATTCATATTTGTTGCATCATCTGGTGTGGCAGATGCAATAGCAATAACTGGAACCTGTTCACTAATAGCAAGAATCTTAAGTTCACGACTAATATTTTTAATCTTTACAACTTCATTATCTGTTGGACTATTTGATTGCATTAGCTGAATATAGTCAACAAATATAATATCTGGAGAATATTGATCTATCTTTCCTCTAAGAACTGCTGGGGTTACTTCTCCTAGCCCATCATTAGAAACAATTTGAAACGATGGCTTATCTTTGAAATATCCAGAACCCCATCTCCTAAACTCTTCAACATCAAGTTCTCCAGCACTCATCTTTCTATGAGAGAATCTTCCTTCTGCCATAATTGTATAGGCACGATTGCGAACTTCGCTCTCTGTCATTTCAAGCGATACAAATAATGGCTTCTTTCCATTCTTCCACGCCTGGACAGCAAGGTATAGAGCAAGCCAAGATTTACCAATTGCTGGATATGCTAAAAGAATTCCAAACTGACCTGGCATAATTCCAGCAGGCATATAATTATCAAATCCTGCAAGACCTGTTTTAATTCCATGAACGCCAAGACGCTTTAATTCTTCTATATGATTAAAGTATGTTACTGCATCTTCTACGTCAACAACATCAAGATCACGAACATCTGCCGTGCTTTTCTTTAGATCAGAACTTTGTGATATAAGAATGTTTAGTGCTTCAATTGGATTGTTCTTTTGAAGTTCTAGTGCAGAGTTTTTGAGTAGATCCTTGATCTTTAAATCAAGGTAGTGTATACGCAATTCTTCAACATGGTGCTTTGTTGCACCTATTGCAGTAATTGGTGTGAAGTCCCTGAACTTATCTACAACAATATCTGATGGTGGAACAGACTGATTCTTATCATAATATGACTTTATAAATTCCCAGATATCTTTATGTGTTCTAAATAAGGAGTCTGGATTTGCCTGCATAAGTACATGAATTTGCTTATCATTAAGTACTGCAGATAAAACCTTTGCTTCAAAATCTTCCACTAACTCTCCAACCATTTCTTAGCTCCTGCACGAAGCTTTGCTCTAACAGCCTTGTCTTCTTCTTCTAAACGCTTAGATTGTATCACCTTATCAGAGTTATATGCAAACCAATTCCAATCAGGTGACGCAGAGATAGAAAAATAATATTCTATTGCGTCCATAGTTTTTTCATAACCATATGATTCAATCATGGCATCTGCTGCCCACTGCTGAGAATATATGTTTATCTCTGCTGAGATATTTCTTTCTTTAAGATGCTTTTGAAATCTTGTCAATATGGCAAACCTTTGTTTTTTGTCTGCCATCACATTTCTTTCTTGGCTTCTTCAATCTTCTCAATAACCTTTGATTCAACAAAAGCATAGACACGTTCCATAGCTGCATCCACGCCTTCGCTTTCTCGTACATAATCTGTACAGCCAAGATCTACCCTGAGACTTTGAAAGTTTCCAAGGTTTAAAGTATAACCAAGATTAACTGTTACGTTTGTTTTATCTGACATTATTCTCCTAATAGGTGTTTTCTTCCCACACTGGAATGTATCTTCCATCCTTTGTTCTTGTATAAAGGATTAGTGCTTCGCCCATCTTAGCACGCACTTCTTGCTCTGTCAATGCCCTATTGTTAACTACTAGCCCATCCTTTCTTGGACGACCCTTTGGTATTGAAGTCATTATTTCTCTAATTAAAAATATATCGTCTTCAGAATAATATGATCTTTTATGGAATTCTCTTTCCCCACCCAATGCTCCGCCCATTGGTGGAGGAATTATTCCTTTCCATGCATATCTATATAATGATTGTGGATGAACTCCAAGAATTTTTGCAGCATCCTTAACTAAATAGGCTCTTTTTCTTTTTTTTCTAA